CGCTAGCTTTAGTAAAGTAACTCTTGCAAAACTTTATGTTTTAGTTAGAGGATGGCTAAGGTTTTAAAAGAATTTTATGAAAGCAACAAAAAAGCCGATAGAGATAGATTACTTCCCTTGCACTCCTGAATACTACGATGAGATTCTTAACTGGAGTACAAAAGAACGACCGGTTGAGTTAAGCGAAGAACCACACCGAATTAAAATAACCACTTTAGAGGGAATAATGTCAGCTGATGCGGAAGATTATATTATAAAAGGAATTGACGGAGAAGTTTACCCCTGCAAGAAAGATATATTTGAAAAGACTTACAAGTTTTAGAGGATAGGGGAAATCTAAAAAGGTAAAGATAATATAAACCTTTAGCAAATAATATGAAACAAAATAACACAACCGAATGATACTAGGAATAATCATCGGTTTTTTGATTGCAATTTTAATAGTAGTTACTCAAATATACATGAGGCTAGAGCTAAAGCCCGAACAACTAAGAAGAAAGATAAAACAAACAGGAGCTATTCTAAATCCAAAACCAGAAACTAACGCAGACTTAATAATTAAATCTAACGAGGCTAAGGGCAAAGACACTTTACTCGATGACTTATATGATTAAACCACAAAGAGATTTACTACTAATTGAGATCAAGAAACAGAACGAATCAATAAGCGGTTTGGTTATTGACAACCCCAACATTATATTAGAACAAGCTAAGGTGTTAGAGATAGGCCCTGACGTTAAGACAATTAAGAAAGGAGACACTATACTATTCAAGGCTTGGTCTACTGATGTAGTTACTATTGAGGATAAGGAGTATGTTCACTTAGAGGAGGAGAGAGTTTTAAGCATAGTAGAATGAAACACCTTCACGATTACAAGATAATAATAGACAACGCTGAAGTGATAGTAGAGTATTGCCAAGAGTGTAAGAAGAAACTAATTACCAGAAAAGATAAAAACGGGAGGATAGACAATAATAAATACAAAGAGGAACACAAGAGGGATTTTTTACAAAGAGGAGACAAATTATATTTAAAATACTATGGGAACAATTAAACAAAAAGAAGCGGCTAAAGAAATGGCGAAGAAAGTAAATGGCAAAAGCAATATAAAAACAGCACAGGAACTGTTAGAAAAGGTTAGTTATAGCAAGGGGATCTCAGAACAGCCTAGTAGAGTGTTAAAGAGCAAAGGTTTCTTAGAAGAGTTTAATAAATTAGTTCCTGATGATAAGCTAACTAAGAAGCACAATCAATTACTAAATGACGCTAAGTCAGAAATACAACTAAAGGCTTTAGATATGGCTTACAAGGTTAAAGGTAATTATGCTCCAGATAAAAAACAAACAGTTTCTCTTAATTTAAATACAGAGATTAAAAGTTCCCAAGAATCCAGAGACTTAGTTGATGAGTACGAAGAGAGGGTTGCAAATATGCTAAGACAAAAGAAATGATAGAAGAGTTAAGCATCCACGCTTTCATAAATAAATACGAGATCAAGAACGAACAGGGAACACCAATAGATTTCTACAACCATTTATTCTTGTTTGATATATACAGGGATTTCTCACCAAAGTTAGTTATAATAAAAGCTGCACAGATCGGAGCTACAACAGCAGAGATTATAAAAAGCCTATGGGGAGTTAAGAACAAAGGTATTGACTCAGTCTACATTCTACCTACAGACTCAGACGTGAACTCAATGGTAGGATCAAAGGTGAACAGGATAATCGCTCAAAACCCTATCTTGCAGAAATGGACTAAGGACAAGGATGCAGTAACACAAAAACAGATAGGGGATAACTACATTCATTACAGAGGCTCATGGAGTGCCAAGGCTGCTATTATGGTAACAAGTGATTGGAATATGTACGACGAGGTAGATGCTTGTAAGCAGGACGTAGTAGAGCAGTATTCAACCCGGCTACAACATTCTAAACTAAAATGGGAGCATTACTTCTCTCATCCATCATCAGTTGGCACAGGAGTTGATAAGTACTGGGTGAAGTCAGACCAGAAGCATTGGTTCATTATCTGTCCGCACTGTAAAGAGGAGCAATTCATGGAATGGCCCAAGAGTTTCAACATGGACACTCAAGAATATGTTTGTAAGTTCTGCAAGGGAAGACTAGAGGACGAAGACAGAAGAGTTGGGCGTTGGGTGGCTAAATACAAAGACCGAGAGTTCTCAGGATACTGGATACCATTGTTCATAGCACCGTGGGTTTCAGCGACAGATATCATAAATTATTATAAGGATAAATCAGAGGAGTATTTCTACAACAAAGTGTTAGGCTTGCCGTATGTAGGAGGAGGGAACAAGCTTACCAAAGCTCACTTAATGCAGAACCTCACCGGGGAAGAGATAATAACCCCAGGAGACAACGAGAGGATAGTTATTGGAGTAGACACAGGGAACAACGTGCATTATGTAGTAGGTTGCGAGCAGGGTATCTTCCACTACGATTACTTTAGCAAGGGGGAATTAAATTCAGAGATAGACAAATACCAGGAGCTAGAACACTTAATGAAGAGATGGCCTAGAGCTATTATGATAATTGACCAAGGTGGAGACATCACAGGATCAAGAGCGTTGAGAGCTAAGTATCCCGGTAGAGTATTCTTATGCACGTTCGGAACAGACAGGAAGACCAAGGAGCTTATTCGGTGGGGAAAGAATGACGAGGACGGAGCTGTAGTGGCTGACCGTAACAGATGTATCCAGATGACGGTAGATGAGTTCACAGACAACAGGATACCTATTCAAGGCAAGGAGGATGACTGGTATGACTATTACCTACATTGGAACGCTCTAACTAGAATCAAAGAGTTTGACCAGAAGACTATGGAGATTAAGAGGCGTTTGTGGGTTAGGAACGGGGATGATCATTGGGCGATGGCAACTGTCTACTACAGGATAGGGATAGATAGGTTCGGTTCAAACGACAACAAGATAATCGGAGAGAAGGTTTCAGTCGAAGAAGCCCCTGTGGTGTATGTAGGAGGGACAATGGATGCTAAATTTGCTTTGTCAGCTTATAAACGAAAACCAAAAAATGACTGGAGAACAAGGTAAGCTAGTTAAACTAGCCCGAATACAAAAAGAGTTGATTGACCCGACCATAGAGAGTAAGGGGAGTGCTGATATTACAATTAAGATTAGAGATGGTGTAATCGTATGGGCAGAAACATCATCAATTAAGAAATTAAGGGTAAACTTTAAAGTCGCTTAAACACTAGCGTTCTTTAACTTGTTGCACGGGGGATATAAAACTAAATCAAACTATGAAACAAATTACAAGAGAGGACACCAAGGAACAGTTGAAGAAAGGGATTGATAAACTAGCTGATATCGTCAAGGTAACACTTGGGGGCAAGGGCAAGAATGTTATTATTAGAAACGCCACCTTCGGGCAGGTAAGTATCATCAATGACGGGATTAACATAGCCAAGGAAGTAGAGCTTGAAGACGAGGTAGAGAACACAGGAGCAATGTTAGCTAAGTTAGCCGCTAACAAGACCAACGAGGAAGCAGGAGACGGCACAACGACCACTATAGTTCTCTTGCAGGCTTATTTGAACGAGATGATGAAGATTAAGACTAAAGACCACCGAGGGCTTAGAGAGGAGATTAAGAGCAAGATAGACTTCATTGTGAACACCATAGACCAACAGAAGAGAGAGGCAGAGGGCAGAGACCTATATAAGGTAGCCTACAACTCATCATTAGACGAAGATATAGCAGGCTCAGTAGTGGAGGTAGTAGAAAGAATAGGCAAGGATGGAGTGTTCAATATCTTTGAATCCACAACCCCAGGGATTAAGACAGAGGTGGTTGATGGTATTAGTTTGGACGATGGCTTTATTAACCCCTACTTCGTCAACAACCCTGATAGTGGGAGGGCAGAGTTCAACAACGTAGCGGTCTTATTAGCAGAGAATATTAGCACAATCCACGCCTTACTTAAAAAAATGGATGAGATGAACAAGGCAGGGGAGAACTCACTTGTGATCTTCGCCAAGCAAATATCAGACGAGGTAACTAACTTCCTCTTGGCTAACAAGGCACAGGGAAAGTTTCAGACGTGCGTGGTTAAGACAGAAGACTTCGAGGAGTTAGAGCTAATCACTGGTGCTAAGGTAGGATTTGAGACATTAGGACGTGCTGGAAGCATCATAGTCAGCGGTAAGGACACTAAGGTTTCAGCTGATGACAGCATGAAGAAAGAAATAGCAGAGAAGATTAAACAGATGAAGAACCAACTAAAAGAATCTATTAGAGTTGATACAAGTGAACTCAAGGATAAAATATCACGGCTAGAGAACGGGATAGCTACTGTATGGATAGGAGGAGGTAATATGCAAGAGTCCAAGGAGCTTAAATACAAGCTAGAGGATGCTATGAACTCTGTTATGTCGGCAATAGATGACGGTATAGTAGAAGGCGGAGGAATGACATTGTACCGTATATCCGAGACAATCAAAGACCGTTCACAGTCAAGCAAGCTGATTAAAGAGGTTCTCAAAGCCCCACTTAGACAGATCATAGAGAATGGAGAGGATGATTTCTCAGAGGTTATTAAGGGATACACAACCGAGGAAGGTTACAACGTAGTGAGTAGAGATTGGGAAGATTTGTTCATCTCTGGTGTTATTGATCCAGCTAAGGTAGTTAAGGCTTCATTATCCAACGCTTTTAGCTATGGTAACCAGATATTGACAGTAGAGGCAGGTATAATAGAAGAGAATCCAAAGGCTAAAGTTTGACTTTTTGGATTAGATAATGTATAATTGTAGGTAGAAATTAAATAGCTGACCATTTACTTGGAGGCCATATCTTATTAGATGTGGTCTTTTTTTATGAATTAAACAACGATTTTGAGCGTATTAGACGGCTTTTATAGCCTTTTCAAAAATGTGAATAGACACAAATACCCTGACAACGAGGTTCAAGAGGGTGCTTTGGACTTATTAGACGAGCTTAAGTTAGATATGAGTGATGAAGAGCTTATCAACTTAAAAGATGAGTGGTTGAAGAAATGGAATCTCTATTACCCGGAAATAAAGAAGAAACAGGAAGAAAACGAGAAATACTGGCTAGGTAAACAGTTCGAGGGTAGCAAGGTAGACGATAGACCAATAGTTGATAATGTTATATTTGAAGCATTAGAGACATTCTTGCCAATCGCAACCAAGAGAAGCCCAGAGCCAATGGTTATAGGAGACAACACACCAGAAGGGGAGAAGGTAGCTGACAAAGTACAGTCCACCTTGGTTTATCAGGCTGATATTCAACGAATTAAATTAAAGCTGAAGAAAGTCACAAGATTCTGGGCGTTATATCTATTAGGAGTAGTAGAAATTGGATGGTCTGTTAATGAAAACGACATCTCAACCAAAGTAATAAGACCTCAACAGCTTATCCTAGACCCTGACGGAACAATTACAGACGATATGCAGTATGACGGAGAATATGTTGGTAAATATCAAAGCGACACAGCCTCAAGACTTGTTAAGAGATTCCCGAAGAAAGAGAAGATTATCACAAAAGGAGTAACGGGCAAGATGGGTTCAAAGATCACCTATATTAAGTGGGTTACAGAAGAATACACCTTTTGGACTCTAGGTAGCGAAGTTCTAGGCAAAATTAAGAACCCCCATTGGAACTACCCAGAGGCAGAATCAGTAACAGACGAGTTTGGAGAGACTACAGAGACAGGAATGATACCAGGCAAGAACCACTTTAATTATCCTAAGATGCCATTTGTATTTCTCTCAATCTTCAATGTAGGGAAGCATCCATTTGATGACACCTCACTAATCGGGCAGAACTTAGCCAACCAAGACATCATAAACAAGAGACAAGGGCAAATAGACAAGAATGTTGATGGTATGAATGGTGGATGGATAGTTTCAGGAGAGTTGTCAGGACTAACCAAGGAGCAAGCAACAGAAGCAATGGAAGCCGCAAGAAGTGGTGGGTCGCTATGGATAGCTCAAGGCAACCCCAACAACGCTGTTGCAGAGGTTAAGGCTACTGGATTACCTGGTGACGTGTTTAATCACCTTGTAGACACCAGAGAAGAGCTTAGAAACATATTTGGTACTAGAGGGTCAAGTCCTCAAGGAACGATTAACGAACAGACACTCGGAGGGAAGCAACTAATCAAACAACAAGACTCAAGCCGTATAGGTGGAGGGGTATCAGAACATTTAGAGCAGTTTGTAGACCAAATCTATAACTGGTGGTTGCAGATGATGTATGTTTATTACGATGAGGATCATATGGCTTCTATAGTAGGTAAGGATAAGGCAATGGAATTTGTCTCATTATCAAACGCAGACTTGAATAACAAGGTCATTGTAAGTGTCAAAGAAGGTTCGTTATTACCGAAAGACGACGCATCAGAAGCTACTCTAGCAATGGGATTAGCCAAGATGGGTAAAATAGATGATATTACACTATTCGACAAGCTAGACTTTTCAGACCCAATGGCTAGTGCTGAACGAAACTTTATGCAGAATACAGCTCCTCAACTTTTATACCCAGAGGCAGCCAGTGCCGCTATGCAAGCTAATAGAGCCGTAGAGGTAGAAGACGCAGCAACCGAGATGGTTGTAGCCGAGGAAGCAGCAGTAGGTATGCAGGAAGTCCAACCAGAACAAAAAGAAGAGAAGAAGAAATAGGTGCTAACAAAGTGAACTCACCACTCACATAATATTGGAACGCTAAACTAAGTCAGGATTTCGTTCCACCTACACACATGGATGAGATTAAAGAGGAATTAGCGGAACTTCCTTCAGACGGAACTAAGCTCGAAGATATAGAGAAAGAAGTCGGAAAGGAAGAGGAGATAGAAACTCCTGCGGAATCGCAACCCGAAAAAAAAGAAGAGGAAGAGAAGGAAGTTCCTTTTCACGAAAACCCTCGATTTAAGGAGCTTGTAGATGAAAAGAACAAATACAAGGAAGATCTTAAAAAGTTTAAGGAGGATACAGAGTCTAAATTCAGCGAAATTAAGGATTCGCAACCCAAGACTGGAAATATTCCTAATTGGTTCACAGAGCTATATGGAGAAAATGATGTCGCATGGACTAAGTACCAAGAGCAAGACAAAACATCTCGTGAAGAAATAAAGCGAGAGATTAGAGAAGAATTTAAACAAGAGGAGGAAACTAAAAAGGACTCTATCAAAAAGTGGGAGGATAGGATTGATGAGCAATTAAAGGAGTTAGAAGATGAAGGGGAGAAATTCGATAGAAACGAACTCAAGAAGATTATGGAGGAAAAACCTACATATACCCAAAGCGGGGAGTTCAATTTTAGAGAAAAGCTAGAACTTCTAAAGCTCAGAAAATCTAAAGACCCTAAGAAAGTCAAAGCTCGAAAGGAGATTGTCGATGATGACGGAAAATCCAAAGCAGAACCGGGAGATAAGAAATGGTTTACCCCAGAAGATATGAGAGGTAAAGGCTGGGATGGACTTAATAACTAATAATAAACAATAATGTCAAATCGAATAAGTACTACTACCCAAGATAAAATGCTTCCAAAAGTATTGGATACCATTTTGAACGGCAATGTCTTATGGACACGTCTTATGGGTGGAGTAAAAAAATGGTCAGGAACTCAAATGAAAAAATCTATCAAAGTATCTAAAAATACTACTGGTGGTTTCTTCGATGGTTATGACCTTTTGGACACAACTGCAACTGATAATAGAATTCAGTTAGCATTTGATCCAAAATTCAATTACAAAACTGTTTCAGTTCCAGTAACCGAACTGTCAATTAATGCTGTTTCAGAAACTAAGATCATCGACTTGATGGCTGCTGAAATGGAAACTGCCGCTCAAGATATGGGAGATGACTTGGGAGACGCTATGTATGCTGGTCTTGGTACAACTAATACCTTTAATGGTTTAGCTAACATCATTGATGATGGTACTGATGCTGCTACTTATGGTGGACAAACAAGAGCAACCTATACTACGCTTAACTCAACTGTTACTGCCTCAGGTGGCACTTTGTCTCTAGCTAAGATGGCTACTCTTCACAGTGCTATTACTTCAGGTTCTCAAAAACCTAGTATTGGTGTTTGTAGTGAAACTATCTTTAATCTTTATGAGCAACTTCTACAACCTCAAGAGAGGATTAACAAGAAGGTAGATATGTACAAAGGTGGATTGAAAGGTGGAACAGGATTCACTGGTCTTTCTTATAAAGGCTTTGATATTACTCCTGATGAGAAATCAACTTCAGGGACTCTTTATTTCATAAATGAAGACTACCTAGATTTCTTTGCTCTTCCAGTTTACGGAGAAGATGCTTTCAAGTATAAAACTGTTACTGAAGGTAATGACTACGGTCAACCAGTAGGTATGGGATTCACTTGGGACGGATGGAAGAAACCTGTCAACCAAAAAGCTTATGTTACTCAAATCACTCTTGGAGGAAATTTCCTTTGTTGGAATCCTAAAAGAATGGGTGCATTAGAAGATATAACCGGAGTATAGAGTTTAATCAATTAACATATTTAGCCTTTTACCTCGCTAGACGGGAGAGGGATAAATACAAATAAATATGACACAATTATTAGAAGAGTTTGTCCCGGTAGTAAAATACAAGGGATTGAACACAGATAAAGCAGTAGTTTTAGGTTCTACGCTTACTGCTTCTGGGAGTACAATTACTCCTAATCCAGTTCTTAACCAAACCATTACTGATGTAGATGCACAAAATGCTGCACCAACGATTGCACAAATCAGAGGTGGAGTAATTATTCACACATCAGCTTCTGGTGCTGGTACAGCTACTGTTCCAACAGGAACAGCAATGTCAGCAGGTATCACTGGAGTAGCAGTTGGTTCAACTGTCAAATGGTTGTATTACAATGATGGAAACCAGACAGTAACAATTACTGCAGCAGCTGATCACACCTTAGTTGGTGGAACAGCCGCAGTTACAACTGGTAAACACATGAGTATTACAAGTGTTTGTACCGCAGCTAATACCTGGGTTACATACTTGGAAACATTAATGTAATTATCTCTGCTATAAGATAGATTGGACTCGTAAGCAGAAAGTGCGAGTCCACATTATTAATAAATAATTTAAAAAGATGGCAAAATTTACCACAGATTCTGGGATAGCCCCAGGAGGAATTAGGACTAATACTGCTACTCAAGAGATGTCTCTTGGAGCAAAAGTTGTTACTCCTGACGGACGAGCTTTCAGATATGTACAGGCTGGTGCAACTGCATTAGTTCCTGGAAAACTACAAGACGGTCCAGCTAATAACACTGACAATGCAAACATTGCAGTCGTGTTAGGAACTTCAGGAGCTACTGCAATTACAGTAACTCTAGGTTCAACTGCCGCTACTGTAAATGAATTTGCAGAAGGTGTTGTAGTTATCAATGACGAAGATGGTCAAGGATACACTTATTCAATTAAGAGTCATCCTGCCGCAGACGCTGCTGCTGATTTAGTTCTTACTTTAGACGCTGACGAACCAGTTGTAACT